CCTTCACAATAAGACTGGATCATTTTCCCGTATCGGACGTGGTCGCCACCAAACGCGCGTGGGCACCGTTGAGGAAGCTCCACAGATTCCCCCAAATGAACACGGATACGTGGATGTTCAGGATTACCAAGAAGCGATTGACCGAATGGGTCAAGAACAACGTCCCCGTCGGAGATCGGGTCCGCGTCGCTGTGGTCGCTGCCGCCAGGTGGGTCACGATAAGCGCAACTGCCCCTACGTCGTCAAAGACATAATCGACGAGGTACAGAGGCTCAACCGTCACGCTGACCTACCAACACCTTAAACCCTTAGAAAAATAGCCATGTAATATAGTGATGAATGTACTTCAAAATGTAATGCAAATCATAGACAGTATATCTGATAAAATTCCCGAGAACGTCTACCTATCCCTCTGCAACGAGTTAAAGAAACTCTACGCTTTCATCCCCGATACAATCAGACCAGCCCTTTCTAGAACAAATAGTGCCGCCAACGTACCATCAGCCTCACCTGCGAATGGGTATTGGTTTCGATAAAGCACCTAAGTTAGAGATTTGAGTCGTAATAAAATAAACTGAAATGGAAAGTGTTCAAAAACTTAGCCATATCGAACACGTTTTAAAGCGACCAGACTCCTATGTCGGTCCAGTAGACGCTGTTCGGGAACCTTACTGGGTTCTCAATGGTAAGAAGTTCAAAAAGACCACAACCAAATACAGTCCAGGTTTACTCAAAATCTTTGATGAAGTACTCGTCAACGCCATCGACAGGAACTCCATGTACCCTAAACAGGTTACGTCAATCTCTGTCAATGTCGATAAAATTTCTGGTATGATTACTATTGACAATAACGGTCCTCTCGGAGGACTCGTCATACAAAAAAATAAAAAAGAAGATGTTTGGAACCCCGAACTCGTTTTTGGTCACCTGCTCACGAGTACCAACTATGATGATACCCAAAAGAGACTTGTCGGGGGACGCAATGGATACGGCGCTAAGCTAGCGAATATCTACAGTAAATGGTTTTCGGTTATCATCAAGGATCCAGAAACCAAACAAGAATATCACCAAGAATGGTTCGATAATATGTCGACGTGCTATGTCCCAAAAATAAAAAAATTTAACGGTGCTACTGCATCCGTTTCCGTTTCTTTCAAACCAGATTGGTCTAGGTTTTCGATGAAAGATATGGAGAATGGGATCTATAATATCATGGAAAAGCGTGTTTGGGACGCGAACATATGTACTTCGGCGAACTGCAAAGTGAAGTTTAACGGTGAAGCCCTTCCAAAACAAACCTTCGAAGCCTATGCGAAAATGCACGAAGGAGTTGAGAATGTCTACTCCGCCACGACTGACCGTTGGGCTGTTTGTATCGGACCGTCTGAGGATGGAATGGAACAGGTTTCATTCGTAAATGGGATCTGCACTACCAAGGGTGGTACGCACGTTGATCACGCGGCTTCACTGGTTGCTTCTGAAATTATCGACGAGATGGCAAAAAAGATCAAGCTCAAACCCCAACAGGTAAAGGCCACGTTTCGTATCTTCGTCCGGACGACTCTCGAGAATCCAACCTTCTCGAGTCAGGTGAAATCTGAGTGCACACTCAAGGCGACCGATTTCGGATCAAAGTTCGAGATGCCTAAAACCTTCGTAAAAAACGTTTTGAAGACCGGTATTTCCGACGAGCTCACAGCTCTCTCAAAATTTAAGGAGATGAAAGAACTCGCCAAGACTGATGGTGGTGCACGAAAGTCTAAGATCACTGGTATCCCCAAACTTGATGATGCAAACAAAGCTGGAACAGCGCAATCCAAAAAGTGTACCCTCATCGTCACAGAGGGTGATTCTGCTAAAACCCTAGCGGTTGCTGGTCTCTCTGTGGTTGGAAGGGACCACTACGGTGTATTCCCACTACGCGGGAAATGTAAGAACGTGCGAGATGCATCTGTGGCGCAGCTGAGTTCGAATCAGGAATTCTCAGATCTTAAAAAGATTCTCGGATTGCAACAGGGAAAGGAATACACTGATGTTTCCGAGCTTCGATACGGACGTTTGATGATCATGACTGACGCAGATAATGATGGCTCGCATATCAAGGGTCTAATTCTCAACATGATTCACGCATTTTGGCCCAGTCTCCTCAAATTGGGCTTTGTGGTGTCGATGGTCACGCCTATCATTAAAGCCACAAAAACTTCACAATCCAAATCGTTCTATACAGACTCTGCGTTTCGTGCATGGTATGGGGATGGAAAACAGGGTTGGCGAATCAAATACTATAAGGGTCTCGGCACCTCGACTTCTGCGGAGGCGCGTGAGTACTTTAAAATGATTGAGACTCTCACCGTCAGGTTTGACGTAGATATCATGACTGACGATTCAGTGATTCTCGCGTTCGATAAGAAGAAGGCGGATGACCGTAAGACGTGGCTTCTTGAAAGCACTGCGAAAGAGGCGAAAGATCTTGAAGTGCCTTATGGAAACGTAAAGCAATTGGGGATTTCGGACTTTATTCACAAAGACCTCGTAAACTTCTCACTGGCCGACTTGAAGCGTTCGATCGCCCACATGGCTGACGGTCTCAAACCGTCGCAAAGGAAGGTCATGTATTCATGTTTCCAAAAGAATCTGACCGCCGAGATGAAGGTGGCGCAATTGGCTGCCTATGTAGCTGAAAAGTCTGCTTATCATCATGGTGAAGTAAGTTTGGCCGACACTATCGTCAAACTAGCCAACGACTATATGGGTTCAAACAATATCAATCTTCTCGAACCATGTGGTCAGTTTGGGACCCGATTGATGGGCGGCAAGGATGCATCTCAAACGAGATATATCTTTACCAGACTCTCGAAGGAGACTCGGACTCTCTTCGATCAAAAGGATGACGCTGTACTTACCTATCTTGACGATGATGGACGATCAATTGAGCCCGAGCATTATATACCTGTTCTACCCATGGTACTTGTGAATGGGACTGAAGGGATCGGTACAGGTTTCAGCTGCTACGTACCACCTTTTAACCCAGAGGACATCAAGCAAAACATTCTCAACTTTACAAAAGGTATAGATATGAAAAAAATGAAACCATGGTTTAGGGGGTTTAAGGGGTCTATCTTAGAACAGGATGATGATTCGTGGATCGCACAAGGTGTATGGAAATGCATTGGGAAGACGATTAAAGTAACAGATCTTCCCCCGGGTAGATGGACCCAAGATTACAAGGAACATCTCGATACTCTCGTTGAAAAGAAAATCATCGGTGGTTTCACGAACAACAGTACAACCGAGAACGTCGATTTTATTATACAGGATTACAATGGTAAAGACGCTGTGAAGGATCTTAAACTGCAAAAGACTATCAGGTGCTCAAACATGCATTTGTTTCACCCTACGAAGGGTATCTGTAAATATAATTCACCCGGACACATTTTGGTTGATTTTATTAAGCTTCGCATGGAATATTATAAGAAACGTAAGGCTCATCTCATCGACACTACTAAGAAGAAGGCTGAACTCTGTTCTCATCGAGCGCGTTTTGTTAAGATGGTAATCGACGGTGATATAATAGTGTTTCGTCGCAAGAAACAGGATCTCGAAAACCAACTTTCCACTTTATTTCCAAAGATTGACGATTCATATGATTATCTTCTACACGTTAAGACCATCGAATATACGGATGAAAGAGTGAAAGCGTTATTCGATGAATGGAATAAACTCAGAGAAGAAGTTTATTTAATTGAAGCTACAGGTTATTTTGAAATGTGGGAAACTGATATTAAAAAATTGTGAGCAATAGATAAGTATGACTGAACAGGGAATATTACAGGGTCATCATGAGGGAGCTACATTGTCTTTAAATGCTATAGGTCAGCAGGACAAAGACCTCTTGCGAGACGAGCCCGAATATTCATTCTTTAATTATAAAACCGAACAACACTCAAACTTTACAAAATATCATAGAGGTATCACGGTGTATAAATCTCCCGCAGCAAAACCTACATGGCCATTCGGTGAATCCGTTAAAGTCACACTTAATCCCCAAAATATGGGCGATTTACTCTGTAACATGTACGTGAAAATAAAATTTCCTGCAGTTGAATCAAATTCAAATATAGCTGATCAAATTGGGAGACATGTTCTCGAGAGTGTAACTATGAATGCAGATGAGGTAGAGCTCGATAAATATCACGACGATTGGGGAATTATATACGATGAACTGTACTTAGATTCTTCTGAAAAACGTACTAAGCGTTATATGTTAAATAGAAATCAAGCTGATAATACCTCACATCTTAATGATCACGTCTTATCCAGGTATTCATCGGAGTTATTAATACCTATCCCGCTATTCTTTTCTAGAAAATACGAAGGTGATGAATATGAATCAAATTCCCCTAATAGGCCGTACTTTCCTACGTGTGCAGCATATAAACAGAAAATCGTATTCGACTTTAAATTTCGACCACCCGAATTCTTTACTAATAACCGGAATGATCAGACTGTTTTGACTTTACCAGAATTTAGCATTTTTATGGAAGAGATAACGGTAACAGATGAAGAGCGCTTATATTTAAAAATGAATAAACAGGTATTCATTACAGATATTGTAAAAAAGCATCCATCTACGGAGACTGAAATAGGTAACGACAATGTAAAATTACAACTCGTTCCGGATATACCCGTCAAAAGTCTATTTTGGTTCTTAAGAAAAAGGGATTATGAAGATGAAACCGCTAGCGGAAGTAGTAACCTACCAGATGCTAATTCACAAGAACGCAAGTTCTCGAATAGATTTAATTTCTCATCTGCGTCTACATATTCGATATCCAATTCATTTTTTAACGCAGTCATGGATAGTGCAAAAATCTTTATCAATGGTCAAGACTTACCAAATATCCCGAAGCCGGATCATAGTTATTACAAGTATCTAATTCCATACAATCATAGGTTATCTAGACCCGACAGGAATATATACACGTACGCGTTCGCGATGAATCCGATTAATGTGGAACCATCGGGAAGCCTGGACTTTAGTAAATTAAATTCAGATCGAACACTCCTTGATGTTACGTTAAAACGGGGTTTAACGGATGTTTATACTCTTAATATGTATTACGTTGGATATCAAACGCTTATTTTCGAAAAAGGTTTTGTAAAATTTGCATCTCCTACAAACACAAGGTATATACCGGACGAAATTATTCCTTCCGGGAGACAGGATGATAATCCTAATCTTTCTGGTGTGGAAGGTTATTCACGCCCTTACTAAATAACGTGTCATGATGATTATGAATATAATCGACGATGTTATTCTTTATACACCATCGGATGAAATTCAACTGTGCAACAGTCGTATGAATTTCCTCCGCTGTATCTGGTAGTTTATATGTTATCTTTTCTGTTCGACAGAATGGATCGAATAGTTTTTTTGAATATCCATCTAAACTCGATTTATACGCACAATGAACACTAAATATTTTTCCATCACTCGTAGTATAGGTTAAATTATTCTTCTTCGAATAGTTCGTGATAAACCATTCTAAATTTCTAAGAGAAATTCCCCCACTTTTATTAAGTAATTCTATGAGCGTAGCTTTATTCTTCGGGTTGGTATAGAATGTATTTATAGATGATAGTAGAATATCTGATTTGTTCATTATTACATAATAGACCCTAAATCTCTAACCTCGTTATTTTTCATTGCATTACACGCTTCGCAGTCCGATCTCAATGGAGAAGGAAATGGGTGATTATGAAGTAATACACCAACTGGTAAACATATAGGTGTAGAAGGGCGTAAATCATTTACGTGAAAACAACAATACCCGTCTTTGGTAGCTTTATTCGTACAGTATTTCCCATTCTTTTTGATACCCCTACACTTTGTATCATCGTCGCGTGCTAAATCTACACGCAATTTTCGACGAGAAACACCGTATAAAGTATGGACCTTTTCTATCACGGAAATCATGTATTCGTACCCCTCATCCTCCTTTTTTTTCAGTTCCGCCTTATACCCTTCTCTTATTTCTTTCTCTTTTTGTCTAAACTCACCCACAACCTCTCTTTTTTCTACAGCCAATAATCTCTGAACTTCTTTATTGATGATACTTTCTATCTGTTCAGATATATTTTTCTGCTGTGTAGACATATATTATTTGGGGGTTTCTTTTTTAAATATATCACTCAACATCAATTGTTTAACTTCACCGGTATTTTTCTTTGTTTTTTTCGGAGGTTTGGCTCGCATAAGAAGTTCTCCAAAAATCTCGTCTTTTACATTCTCGAACAGGGGGTCGAGTAAATCACATACAGGGTTTAGGAACTTGTTCAAGAAATAATATGGATAGTCAACCGGGAGTCGGTGTTCCCTTGCATATATCGGATCTTCCGACTTCTCAAATGCACGGGCCTTCGGGTCACCTGTATTGATAAGAATATAAGGTACTCTATCCCCCGATTGTGGTTCGGACCCCGGCTGTCGATCTCTCATTTTTCGAACCACTTGTACATGCGCTTGACTGATATTTACAATCTCGTCACTGGTTATAGATACACGTTCCCCTTTCACTTTATATGAATCAGATAGAGACTGGCTTAGTATGAGTTTCTCGTTCGAAACATCTCCCTCGAGTAACTCGACCGCTCTTTTCCGAGCAAGAGCCTTGGGTGCGTCTGTACCGTTACTGTCGAGAACTACATCTAGCAACTCTTTACACACTTCTCTCATATAAGGAGTATTATCACGACGAACAAGTTGTAACCCTTTTACATCTATATAATCCATGTTCATTTCCCCTTCTTTATTCTTGGTCCACAATTTCGCAGCGTAACGTTTCTTACTATAGAGGAAGTATGGACAATACACTTTCTCGAGTTCAAGATTATTCGGAGCCTTGAAAAGCTTCGTGCATTCTCCTGCAGCTTTCTCACCCAATTCCCAACTATACTCAATAGCATCTTTTCCTGTTCGCCCCTGTACATCAAATTCGACCATGACCGAATCTGTATCCCCATAACGTACGATAGATCCCGGATAATGCTTTTCAACGTATGCTTTTGTTTCGTCAATCATACTTCGACCTTTCATAGTAGTCGTCGATGCAATAGCCACGCAGGGAA